AACCAACCGCTGCAGCACTTGCGTATGGTTTAAATAAAAAAGATACTGATATGAAAATAGCAGTATTTGATTTAGGTGGTGGAACCTTTGATGTATCAATCCTTGAATTGGGTGATGGTGTATTTGAAGTTTTATCTACAAATGGTGATACTCAACTTGGTGGTGATAACTTTGATGAAATAATTGTAGAACATATTGTATCTATGATTAAAACCACCAAAGGTGTAGATTTGTCAAGTGACGCAATGGCTATGCAGAGAATCCGTGAGGCTGCTGAAAAAGCTAAAATTGAATTGTCATCTGCAACATCAACTGCAATTAACCTACCATATGTTTCAGTAGGTCAAGAAGGTCCTATTCACTTTGAAACGAATATATCTCAATCGGATTTTAATCGTTTAACATCATCACTTGTAGACCGATGTATGAAACCCTGTCAACAAGCCGTTAAGGATGCTGCTGTTTCATTGAGTGATATTGATGAAGTTATTCTTGTAGGTGGTTCTACTCGTATTCCAGCCGTTCAAGAAGCCGTTGAAAAGTTCTTTGGTAAAAAACCAAGTAAGGGTGTAAATCCAGATGAGGTTGTTGCTGTTGGAGCTGCTATTCAAGGTGGTGTTCTTGGTGGTGATGTTAAAGATGTTCTTCTTTTAGATGTGACTCCATTAAGTTTGGGTATTGAAACCCTTGGTGGTGTATTCACCGCCATAATTGATGCTAACACAACAATCCCAGTAAAGAAATCACAAACATTCTCAACGGTATCGGATAATCAACAAGTTTTAGAGGTTCACGTTTTACAAGGTGAACGACCTATGGCTAAAGATAATAGACCATTGGGTAGATTTCATTTAGAAGGTATTCCAATAGCTCCAAGGGGAGTCCCTCAAGTTGAGGTTACGTTTGATATTGACGCAAATGGTATTTTGAGTGTTTCTGCAAAAGATTTAGGAACCAAAAAAGAACAACGAGTACGGATTGAATCTTCAACAGGATTATCCAAGGATGAAATCCAACGTATGAGGGATGAAGCGGAATCAAATCGTGAAGAGGATTTAAAACGACAAGAAGCGGTTACACTTGTAAATGCTGCTGATGGTTATTTATTCTCCAGCGAAAAACAAATACAAGAATTGAGTGATAAAATTCAATCGGATGAAAAAGAGGAATTGGAAAGTCTTATGAGGGATTTGAAATCCGCAGTTGATAGTAAAGATATAGAGTTAGTCAAAGATAATAAAACAAAATTAGAATCTGCGTGGTCAAAAGTCACAACACGAATGTATCAGAATCCACCAACCCAAACGGATAGTGGTACACAAGACATAGAGTTTGAAGAAGTTACGAACTCGTAATGATTTAACAATTTCTTAACAAAGGGGGCTTGTATAAGTCCCCTTTTTTTATTATCTTTATGTATAAAGAATAAACTATGACAAATTTAGGTTACTGTTGTATCAATATGACTCTTGGTAAGGATAAAATTACTACCAACCGGTCTATGATTAAAAAAACATTTATCAAGGAGGGTATTAATCGGTCATCTGACCTTGCTGTCCAAAACGCAAAAGACTTGGTAGAGATTATCAAATGGAATCACAAGAATGGGTTTAAACTATTTCGTATGACCTCTGACCTTGTTCCTTGGGCTAGTGAGTTTAGATTACACCAAATGCCGGACTACGAAAAGTTTTCCAATGTCCTCAAAGGCGCAGGTACGCTGGCCAAGACCTACGGACAGCGTATAACATCACATCCCGGTCCATTTAATGTATTGGTCTCTCCCAACGAGAAAGTTGTTCAAAACACGATTAAAGACCTTTCTATACACGGAGAACACTTTGACCTTATGGGATTGGAACGAACCCCATACAACCTTATTAACATTCATTGTAATGGTGTTTATGGTGATAAACAATCCGCTATGGATAGGTTTTGTAAAAACTTTGAGTTGTTGCCAGAATCAGTTCAGACACGACTGACTGTTGAGAACGATGACAAGGGAAGTATGTATTCAGTCAAGGACCTTATGTATATTCACACTCGTGTCGGAATCCCAATTGTTTTTGATTATCACCACCACACTTTTAATACTGGCGGTTTGACTGAACAAGAAGCTCTTGAACTTGCAATGTCTACTTGGGGTGATGTTAAACCACTTGTCCATTATTCAGAGTCAAGAACATTAGAAGACCCTACCTCTAAACCACAAGCACACTCTGACTACATCTATTCAGAGATTAATACCTATGGTCATAACCTTGATATTGACATTGAAGCCAAGATGAAAGAACTGACTGTATTGGATTATATTTCCAAATTTGGTCAACACTCAATGGGGCATAGTATGGGGAAAGCTTAATATAAATTATTATTATTCAAGCACTTTGATATTTATTAACCACAGGGTGCTTAAGCACTTAAGCTTCAAGCGACTTAATAAGTGATTATAAGTATCGCTCCCGGAGTTAATAAAAATAGGTTTTAGGAAAATATGAAAAAATTTTTAAATAGAAAGAACGGATTTATTTTATTGATGATTATCAGCACTTTTGCTCTTGCGGGGTCTGCTGCATATTATTCAGTATTTGGATTAAGTTCTCTTTTTGCTGGAGCTAGAACCGAGGTTATTATAATGGCTGGGGCTTTGGAATTCTCTAAACTAATTCTTGCATCATACCTACATAACCATTGGAGTAAAGCCGGTTGGATGAAATGGTATCTAACTTTTGCAGTTGGTATTCTTATGTTAATTACATCCATAGGTATTTATGGATTTTTAACCTCAGCGTATCAGTCTACTGCTGATAAGTTAGGTGTGACTGATAAAATGGTAGAAGTAGTTGAATTGAAAAAGGGAAGATTTCAAGAACAATTAACTTACTATAATGATGAAAAAATAAAATTAAATGAATCTATCAACGGACTTCGTGGTGGGTTGGCTAACAATACTCAATCTCGTGTTGATAGAAATGGTAATGTTATTACAACAACATCATCCTCACAACGAAACGCTTTGCAATCACAATTAAAAAGTGCGGTAGACCAAAGAGAATCTATCTCAAAAAAGATTGAAGTGTTAACTGATTCTATTACAAAATTAGAATTAAATGTATTGGATTTACAAACCAATAATGAAGTAGCGGCAGAAGTAGGACCACTTCGCTATATGTCTGAAATTACAGGCAAACCTATGAATATAATCGTAAATTGGTTTACCCTTTTGATTGTATTTGTATTTGACCCCTTAGCCATTTCAATGGTTATTGCTTTAAATAAATTAACTAACAAAGAAAATGAAAATGGACACGAACTTTATTCTATCAACCATAGCGGTGATAATAACAATAGCAACGATGGGATTCCTATTAGCGACACCAATAATGAAGAGGTATTACAATCAAACTCTTCAAACGGAGAACCAGCTGAAACAAACGGAAAGTCAATTGAGTCAGAAGATAACCCAATTGAAGAACAAATTAAAAAAGAAAAAAAAGAAGTAGTATTTGTTCCAACGGATGAAGATATAGCAAAGGAATTATATAATGAGAAAATTGAATCTAAAAAATTATCTACACCAACTCACACATATAAAATAACTGGAGCTGATAGATATAATCGTAATAAATAAATTTGGATAATTCAATTATTTTTCGTATATTTGTATTAATATAAATTATTAAATCTATGGATGAACTATATACAACAACTTTAGGCAATACCGTTAAAATTGCTTATGAAGAAACAAATAACGATGGAACTGATGTTGACAATCATCGTAAATATTATCGTGAGTTTGACTATGGTATTGACACCGAAAATAATATAATCTTTATTCAAGATGAAATCCAAAGTGGTCTTACCTTTGATATTGTATCCAAAGTAAGATTATTGAAAAAAATTAATGGTAATGTTGACACGGTAAATATTCTATTAAATTCTGGTGGTGGTGATGTTATTGAAACCCTTGCGTTTATTGATTATATGAAATCACAAAAAGACCAAATGAAATTTAACATTATTGTTCGTGGTATGGCTATGTCCGCTGCTGCTCTTCTTTTGGCTAATGGAACCGGAACTCGTGCTGCAAGTAAACACTCCAAGATTATGGTTCACCAATTGTCTACTATTGTAGTTGGTAAGTTGAGTGATGTTAAATCAAACGCAAAGTTTAGTGAAGAGTTGGAAACTGAATGTAATCAGTTGATGGCTGAAAGCACTAAAATGGATAAAGACTATTGGCAGAACATTCAAAGTTCCGACTACTTTATGTCGGCTGAAAAAGCTTTGGAATTGGGAATTATTGATGTAATTATTTAAACTATGGTAAATTTTTTCACGGCGGAAGAGCTTGTAGAAAACTACGAAAAATTTCGTAAACTAATCAACCAAACCTTTACAGGCGAAAGGTTGGATGCTCTTAACAAGATGTATGACCATTTTGAAGAGCGTATGATTTATACCCCAGCCTCATCGGTTGAACATTTTCATAATGCTTTTCCAGGAGGATATGTAGACCACGTTCTTCGTGTGACTCGTAATGCTTTGAAGGTATATGATTTGTATACTGAATTGGGTATGGGTATGAATGATTACACCCGTGAAAATCTAATCTTTACAGCGCTTCACCACGACTTGGGTAAGTTGGGAACCCCATCGGAAGACCTATACATTAAGAACGATTCAGAGTGGCATGTAAAAAACCAAGGTAAAATTTACAAATACAATCCTAATATTCATTGGATGTCTTTAAATGATAGAACCTTTTATAATCTAAATTACTTTGGTATTAGATGCACCGAAGAAGAGTGGATTGGTATTAAACTTACGGATGGATTGTATGATGAAAACAACAAAGAGTATTTTATCAAGTTTGATAAAGACCAAGCAATCAAAACATCAATACCATTTATAATGCATACTGCTGACTTGTTTGCCGCACGATTTGAAAACGAAAGATGGATTAAAGAAATGCAACCACAAAAATCAACTCGTAATATAACTAATGGTAGACCCAAAAAGTCGGACCTTGGAAACGCATTTACAAATGGTGGGTTTGGAACTGTGAATGTATTTGACGCTTTTAAAGATGTAATTGAGGATTAATATGATTTGGATTATTTTAATTTTATTATTAGTTTCATCAGCACTTGGATATGCTGTTTGGAACTTGTTAAAAAAGTATGAAGCTCTTGAAGCTGAATTTGAGGACTTGGGTAGTAATTACGAACAAGCTGAAGTCTTACTTTCGGAAATGGCTGGTCATATTGATAGTGCTATTTCTCGTATGAAAGACATTGATAAACTTGGTTCATTTGAAGCCAATGATGAAACGGGTTATGTGTTCAAAGAACTTTATGAAATTGTAGAACAATTGGAAGTATATTATAATGGCGAGAAAAGCAAAGAGTAAAAGATACTTCACCCAAATTACGGAGATGGCTATTAACGCCTACAACCGAAGTGATGACCAACGACTAAAAAATAAAATTTATAATAGATTTATTCACTATCCGTTTGATAAACTTGTAGAGAATGTAATTCACACTTATAAGACATATTATTTTAATATTCCTTATGAGGATGTTAAAATGAATGTGGTTGCGTTTCTAAATGAAAAAATTCACAAGTTTAATGGAGATAATGGTCGGGCGTTCTCTTACTTTACGGTAATTGCAAGAAACTATCTATTTAACGAGAACAATCAGAACTACGCACGAATGAAGGCTCACACCGATGTTGATTCTATTGATAATGAGCGTGATGTGGTAAATGAAACTTATATTGCACAAAACTTGGAGTTTCAATCTGACTTTATGGATTTCTTTGGAGATTATATGGATTTTCATATGAAGCGTTTATTTCCAAAAGAAAGAGACCAAAAAATTGCAGACTCTTTGAATGAGTTATTTAAACACCGAGATAATCTTTATTCCTACAACAAAAAGGCATTATACATACTTATTAGAGAAAGAACAGGAGTATCAACCCAATATATCACAAAGATTGTTGGTAAATACAAAGTTATTTACACGGAATTATATTCTGACTACAGTAAGGGAACCATAAAAAACTTAAACCATCGTATAGAGGAATTCAATGCATAAAGATGATGAAATCTTTAAGGGTAAAACTTTTTCGGATTTGATGTCTGACATCTATAATAATTCAAAAAAGAAAGACCGACAAATTAAATTGCTAATCGCCCAACTTGAACCTATGGTAAAGAGTGTGGGCGATGCTGCTGCGGTAGTTCCCCTAATCAAAGAGTATTTAGATGTATCCGTTAAAAATGATGATGCCCTAATTAAACTTGCAGCAATTGTTCAACGAATGTTAAAAAATGAATCTGATGGTGAGGGTGGTTTATTACTTTCAGAGGATGAAAAAAAACAACTTATACAAGCTATGGAAGAAGTTGAAAAAGACCTTCCAAAAGATGATGAGGGAGATTTGTGATATTTGGTACGGTAGAAAATATAGTATTGGATGATAAAGACTCTGAAAAGTTATACAAAATCTTTGTAGCAACTACCACGGGTCTCACAGGTAATACAATTGAAGCATATCCACTTGATATGACTTCTAAAAAAATTCCTGTTATTGGTGAACAAGTAGTGGTGGTGTTGGGTTCTAATGCTGATGCAAATTCACAAAAAAGGTCATCAACGAGAAATTATTATATTTCAACGGTTGGTATTCAGTCAAACATAAATCATAACGCATTACCAAAACTTAATAGTAAATCATCCGTAGGGCTTGGTAATATAGATGGTGCTTTTGCTGGTGTTTCAGCCCAATCATCAGTTGATTCTCCACACGATTTTGGAAACGGATTTGTTGAACTAAAAAACCTATCTCAATTACAACCATATCTTGGTGATGTTATTTTTGAAGGTAGATTTGGTCAATCAATTCGTTTTGGATACACTCCACGAAATACAAAAAGAACTAATAGTTTGGTAAGTGGTGCTACAATAGAACCAAGTTGGACATCACCACGACCTGAAGCCCCAATCACAATTATTAGAAATGGTGTTGGGTTTTCTCGTGGATATAACAAGTTTATAGTTGAAGATATAAATCGTGATGACTCATCACTATATCTTACCTCACAACAAAAGCTTCAAATTAAAACAAGACCATTTTCAGTTGGAGTAGTTCCAAGTGGAATTTATCAAAACCCACAAGCCGTATTAAACTCCGACCGAGTTTTAATTAACTCTAAAAAAGATAGCGTTCTTATTAGTGGTGAAAAAGGAGTTTATGTTTCCACTCCAACGTGGAAAGCTGATATGGATAAAATGTTTACTCAACTTGCAAATTTACAAGCACAGGTTACCGCATTAAATAATACATTAGCCACACTGGCGCCAGCCTTACAAACAGCATTAACGCCTGTGGGTGCTCCTATCGCATCGTTAGTGGCTGTTGCTCCAAGTATTGTTGCAAGAACCTCACAAATAACAGGTCAATTACTTAAAATAAAGACCGAACTACAATTGATGAAAAACTGATATTTATTACTATGGATACAAATAAACTATTTAAAGCAATTCAAATCATTGTCCAAGAGGAAGTGAAGAAGGAAATGGCCAAGAGAGAAAAAGCCATCCGTGAATCTATTTTAAAAGAAATTAAATCAAAACCAATTCAAAAACAAATTTCAAAGGTTGAAGCTGACCCATTAGAGGTAAGTCACATTTTTGAATCTCAAACACCAAAGAAAAAATCTGGTCCAAAGTTTGAGGGTAAGTTTGCATCTCTACTTAATGAAACCGCTGATGGTGGTGATTGGAGAAGTATTAACTCTACCGGTGGTGCTTTTAATTCAAATCAAGCAATGGCTTGGGGTGTTATGAATCAAACCCCGGATGTTTTACAAACCGCAGAGGGTAGAGCCGTTCCTGTTGAACAACTACAACAAACTGAAGCTGGTCAAGCGGTGGTAAACGCATTAACACGGGATTACTCCGGATTGATGAAGGCGATTAACGCCAAGAAAGGTAAGTAATGGCTGTTCGTAAGGAATGGAAAATAAATCCAATTGATTTAAAAAAGAATGTTGCTGTTGGTGTTAAATTACCATTTGGCGGAGCAGGCGTTTTCCAATTATCTTACACAACCGAAGAACAAGCCATTTCTAATCTAAAAAATTTAGTCCTAACTCGTAAAGGTGAACGACCTTTCCAACCTCTATTTGGAACGGATGTATACTCACTTTTGTTTGAGCAAATAGGTGGTTTTATTGAAGACAATTTAAAAGCGTCCATAACCGAGGACATTGGTTTCTGGTTGCCGTATATTTTATTAAGTGATGTTATTGTAGACGCTCAGCCGGATTCCAATAGAGTTAATATATCACTTAATTTTAGAGTAACTGAAAGTGGCGCAAATCAAACTATAATTATCTATGTAGACCAACAAGGTGGTCTAACTATTGCTTAAGGAATATAAATGACTGATAAGGTAAATAAAGAAGTAAGTTTAATTGGTAGAGATTTTGGAGATTTCCGTAAGAATCTTATTGACTTTGCTAAAAACTACTTTCCCGAAACTTACAATGACTTTAATGAGTCATCTCCTGGAATGATGTTTATTGAAATGGCATCATATGTGGGTGATGTTCTTTCTTACTATACTGATGTTCAGTTAAGAGAATCAATTCTTGAACAAGCACAAGAAAAGGGTAATGTATTCCTTATTTCTCAAGCTATGGGATACAAACCAAAGTTGAATGTTCCTGCGACCACAATCTTAACAATCTACCAAATTGTTCCCTCAAAAGGTAGTGGTGATAATTTTAGTCCTGATTTTGATTACGCTTTGAAAGTCAAAGAAGGTATGAAAGTCAATTCGGCTACCAATAACGAAATTCAGTTTTCTACAACCCAAAAAGTAGATTTTGCATTTTCATCATCGTTTGACCCAACGGAAGTTACGGTTTATCAAATAAATGACACTACAAATGAACCAACATATTACTTGTTAAAAAAATATGTTAAAGCCGTTAGTGGCCAAGAAGCAACACAAGAATTTGTTTTTGATTCTCCAAAAATTTACGATAAGATTCGTATTGATGAAGAAAACTTAATTGATGTTGTAAAGATTGTAGATGATAATGGTGACACTTGGTCCAAGGTTCCATATCTGGCTCAAGATACTATTTTTGAACAAGTTCCAAATACATCTGCATACTCTTTAAACTATAACTTGTATGCTGGTGAAACTCCATATCTTTTAAGATTAAAAAGAGTTCCAAAAAGATATATTACCCGAATTGAAGAGGACAACTCAATTACAATTCAGTTTGGTGCTGGTATATCATCAAATGCTGATGAAGAAATCTTACCAAATCCAGATAATGTGGGTTCTGCACTTTATCCTGCAAGTGGTGACCTTGACCAAGGTATTGACCCATCAAACTTTATGTATTCAAAAACATATGGTGTCGCTCCATCCAATTCAACTTTAACCATAACATATCGCACTGGTAATGGTGTATTAGATAATGTTCCATCAAGGGACTTAACTGAAATTGATACAGTCGTATTTGAAAACCAAAATCAATCAGCGTTAAACGAAGATACATTTAGAGTAGTTCAAAATTCAGTTGCAGTGACTAACGAAGCTGCTGCTGGTGGTGCTAAATTTGAAGAAGACATTGAACAAGTTCGCCAAAACGCAATGGCTTACTTTGCAGCTCAAAATAGAGCGGTCACCAAGGAAGATTATGTTTTAAGAGCATACGCTTTACCACCACAATTTGGTTCAATAGCAAAAGCATTTCTTGCACCTGATTGGCAAGTTCAAACTTTACTTGATGATGGTCCAAACCCAATTGCAAATCCATTAGCATTAAACCTTTATGTTTTGGGTTATGATAATGAAAAAAAATTAAAGAGTTTAAACGCAGCTACCAAGGAAAACTTAAAGAACTACTTGTCATACTATCGCATGTTGACCGATGCTGTAAATATTAAAAATGGATATGTTGTAAATATTGGTATTGATTTTGAAGTGATTGTTCTTCCAAACTATAATTCAAATGAAGTTCTTTTAAGATGTATTAACGCACTAAAAGATTACTTTAATATTGATAAAAGACAAATTAACCAACCAATTATGTTATCAGAACTCTATATTCTATTGGATAGAATTGATGGAGTTCAGACTGTTGTAAGACCCGATAGAGATGGTGTGGGTGGATTACAGGTTGTAAACAAGTGGGGTGGTGTATACTCCGAAAACAAATACGACATTGTAAACGCAACAAAGCAAGGAGTTGTATATCCACCAAAAGACCCATCAATTTTTGAAATTAAATACCCTGACCTTGATATCAAAGGTAAGGTAGTTCCAATGACATATTAAGAGGTAGAAAATGATTTATAGAATTTATCCAAAAAAAGACGCCACAATTTATGAGGATACTGCTCGTAAAAACCAAAATACTGGCAAGGATGAGATTCTTGAGGTTGGTAAGTTTTACGACCCCACCAACCCATCTACCTTAATTGGTAATAGTAGAATCTTAATTGAGTTTGACCTTGATACAATTTCAAATTTAATTTCAAGTAATGATATTAGTGGTAGCATTAAATATTATCTAAACTTGGAATCTACCGAAGAAGCTGAAATCGCATCAAATTACGATTTGTATGTTTATCCTGTAAAAGAACAATGGTTAGAAGGTATTGGTAAAGAGTCAGATACTCCACACAATGAAGTTGATGTATCTTGGGTGTATCGTGCTAGTGGTTCAATTTGGGATGTTGAAAACGAAACTGTAAACAAACCAACAAATCCCGAAACGATTTCAAACCTATTGTCAGCATATACCTTTGTGGCATCGGTTGGTTCTTTTACATTAGATACATCACAAAGTATTCTTGGAACCGATGGAACAGCTCCATCCATATCCGTAGAAAATGGTAGAATGAAACTTTCGGGCGCTAACTTTGGTGGTGGAACCGCTTTGTTGAGTGCTTCTTTACTTGGTGGTCAAGAATATAATATTCAGTTTGAAGTTGACCCAAATACACTAACTGGTATTGATTTTAGAGTTGCATATGATGGTGTGTATTTAACAAATCTATCAAACTATACACAATCAATTTCAGCAGCATCAACTCAATCCGTTAAATTTACACCAAATCAGTCTGGTGTATATGAAACATCTTTAACATTCTTTGATAGAAATGGTTCAAATGGTTCTGATGGATTTATAGATAATTTTTACATCTATGGTACTCCTCCTGCTGGAACCCTATTGTGGGACACATACGCTATACCAAGTACAACTACTGTTTATTTTTTAAATAATAGTATAACGGGTTCTGCTGGTGAATTACCAAATATATTTGTAAGTGAATCAAAACTTTTCTTAACAGCATCTAATTTTGGTGGTACTGCTGTAAATAGAAATTATGATTTATATTCGGGCGTTACATACACCTCAAGTTTTTATTTTAATACGGGCTCTGGTCTTCATAATTTAAAATATCAAGTTATTGAACCCGATGGTAGAGAAGAAACATTCCAACCATTAACTCAATCAGGTCCATATACACAAAGTTTTGTTGCAGACCAAAATGGTGAGTATTCATTTAGGTGGTCTTACTACGCAAGTGGTTCGGGTCAAGGAAACGCTTTCATCCAAAACTTTAAATTAGAAACCAACGCTGCGTTATATCCAACATCATCATTAGTTTTGGATAATGAGTATGAAGCCAGAGGAGCTGTAAACTCTGGTGGTGGAACTTGGTATACTTCATCATTCCTAACAGGCAATCACTACTATCAATCATTTGACAAGTATATTCAAAACTTAAATGTTGAGGTGACTGATTACATCAATGATTTTTTACAAGGTCATCGTGAGAATTATGGTTTCATTGTTTTAAAATCAAAAGAAGATGATGAATCGGTTCGTAAATTTGGAACGGCTAAATTCTTTTCATCAGATACCCACACTATCTATGTTCCGACCCTTGAAGTTCGTTGGAACAATACTACATTTACAACGGGCTCTTTATCACCACAAACTAATTCTGATTTGATTGTTTATGTAAAAGATTTCCAATCAGAATATAAAGAAAATTCTAAAAGTAAAATTAGAGTATATGGTCGTGAAAGATTTCCAGCAAGAACCTTTGCTAACGCATCACCAATTAAAAGTGTTAAGTATCTTCCAACTACCGCATATTACTCGGTAGTTGACGCTGAAACAAATAAGACATTTATTCCGTTTGATGATACATATACAAAGTTAAGTTGTGATTCAACATCAAACTACTTTAACTTTTGGTTTAATGGATTACAACCTGAAAGATACTACAAGTTTGTATTTAAGGTTGTAGATTCTACAAACGGAACTACAAAATTCTATGATGATAATTTCTTTTTCAAAGTGGTAAGATAATATGGCGGAAAGACAAATAAAAAGAAATAGTAGAGGTCAGATTGTATCATATGAAATTGCTGCAATTAACGACCCAACTGTTGCTACGCCAGAATATGGTAAGTTTTTATTACAAGGTCCAAACGAAGAAGGAACTGTTATTGAAAAATATAGTGCTGGTTCATTCAACGAGGAAATCAATACTGATATTACTTTGGAATTGGTTACATCCGATACGATTATAGATACTCAAATTGTATTGAATGAAATCATAACTACACAAGACCGAAGAGCTACTAACGAGGGTGGTACTATTATTGGTTCAATAAATACAGCACCATTTGGGGATGTTGGTGACTCTATTGGTGAGGTTAGAACATTTACAAGAACTGATGGGGCTGATGTGGATTATGAGTGGACTGGAACATTCTGGCAAGAATTATAAGGATAAAGTAAATGTCATTAGATAGATTTGAAAATAAAGATGAAGTTGTCGGTGTAACTCCCGTCTTTGGCAAAACTATGTTTGCTGATGAAGAACCTCGTATTGAGAAATTCAACGACCAAATTACGCAAACCGATATTGATGGAACATACTCTGGTGCAGCACTAACCAATGCGTCTGAAATTCACATTTATGGTGAAGACAATTTACTTGCATCACTATATGGTCAACCAATTCGTTCTATTCTTACAAATGGTAAACCAGCGGTTTATGTAGTTCCTGAATTAGATTTAAGACAAGGTGGAATTAACGAAGGTAATTATTCAGTATTATATAACTTTCATCATAATGTTGTTTCAAACTTAAAGGTTAATGCTATTTCGGCGGATAGAACGGAAGTTCGTTTAGTATCAAAAACAAATACACCAAATGCCTTTCAACCACTAAACGCAATAAATCAATCTCTTGGTTCAAATTCATTTAATGCGTTTTTACGAAAAAAAGATTTTGTTCTTAATTTTAGTGATAATGAAATTTACGATGTAACTAATTTACTTTTTGATGGTCCTCGTATTGGTGAAATAACCGAAACCTTAAACTATCCTACGGGAATAGTGCAGTCAACTCCAACTGTGTTTGTTCCATTAGATGATGTCATTGCTGGTGGTATTGGTATTTGGAGAACTTTCATTGAAGTTTTCAACCCAGCAATTAACCAAACTACTCCTGTATTGGGAACTCCAACGGGTAGGTTTAGAAAATACGAATTACAACAAAATACAAACGGAACTTTAAAGTGGAATCCTGGTCAAAATACATTTGTATTTCCTGACATTCCAAGTGATGTTCCCTCTGAAATTTCAGAGTTTCTTTCGGATACAACTTCTGTTGATAAAAGGTATCAAGTTGAGGTAGGGAAATTAAACTTAAATTACAAGCGGTATAACAATACAACATCAGAATTAAATGTAGTAATTGTTAAATTATTAAAACCACTTGAACCTTCAATTGAGGTTGGTGATAATTTAAGTGTTGATGCTAGAATACTAAAAACTTGGGTAGATAAGGTAATAGCATTTCCAGCAATTCAATCACAAGACAAAGATGATTTTTCAACACCAAACTTTGCTATTGAAATGGAATCGTATGGTAAGTCCGATGGAACTGATTTCAAAACTTGGAATGATTTATTGGATGCAAATTTATCTACATCCCAACAAATTATTGACTACTATTTTAGTGGTTCTCTTGGAAAGATAAAGTTAAACATTCAATACAACGATTTCCAAAACTATATCCACTTTTCATCAGCCACCGAACGAGTTGAAAACTTTGTATATAAACTTCAACAAATTGAGGCATACAACTCACGAATTGATTTCTTAACAGGCATCAGCGGTTCAGCCGCATTAACCAATATTTCACAATCAATTAGTCGTAGGGATAAAATAGTTGGCGCATTTGATGGGTTTGAATATTGGATGTATTATCAAGATACATCTTCAATCTATACACATTGGTCATCATCTGCCTTTACAATTACACCATATCCAAAAGTATCAACATTCCCATATGTTTTACAACCACTAACATCATCTCAAGCACAATCGTGGTATGCTGGGGTTCAATCATCAGCATCGTTGTATGACTCACAAAACCCTGCTAGACTTCGTAATTTTATTCCAATTCATCTACAAGAGGATGATAAAAATTCGGATTACATTACATTCATTGATATGATTGGTCAACACTTTGATATTTCGTGGACCTATATAAATTCATTAAGTGATATCAACAAAAGAGAAGAGCATCCGTGGGATGGTATGTCCGATGATTTACTATTCAATGTTGCAAAATCAATGGGGTGGTCTTTATCAAACGGATATGGTGATTCGGACTTATGGACTTATGTTCTTGGAACCGACCAAACGGGTTCATTAGCTCAAACAGGTCAATTAAAAACCAAATCAAGAGAAAAAATTGTAAAAGAAACTTGGAGAAGGATTGTAAATAACTTACCATACATTTACAAAACAAAAGGAACTCCAAGGTCAATCAAAGCACTTCTCGCTACATATGGTATTCCACAAGCGTTCCTACAAATCCGTGAGTATGGTGGTCCAACTATCGTTGATGTTCCAAATCAATACGAACACGAAAGATTTGTATACAAAGTCAATATTAAGGTAAATGATGCTATTCCTGCAAATCGTAATAAATTTATTGTAAACCCGTGGGGTCAAATTCAACCCGAGGGTTATTCGCCAAGGTTTCCATATGGTATTGAGGTGATTGCAAAATTACCCGCAACTATTAGTTCTGATGATGGTGGCGTTTCAGGTGAATATACTATTTTTGATATGGTTGTTTTTGGTCAACGTATTTCACTTCAGTTTAATGGCGTTAATTCTACTACTGCTAATTTTAAATTGATAGATGAAACTTTATCAAATACTTTATTAACAACAAATGATTTCGTTTGGAATGGTAGTAGAGATGTTGTAATAGTTTTAAATAACGATTCAACAACCACATCTTTAAGAGCGGCTATGCCGGATAACTTTGGTGGTATTCTAGCAAGTGTTAGTTCTTCGATAGCTACACCAAGTGCTATTACAACAGTTTGGGGTAGCACTGGTTCTTTAAATGTAGGTTCACCAACAAATAATGATTACACTCAATTTAATTTACAAGAATTAAGATACTACTATAATACCATCAGTCAAGAAATTGTTGAAGACCACGCAAAAAATCGTGATGCTTACTTTATTGATGATAACACAACCGACCTTGATACAACAGGTTCATTGGTGACTTTATTGTATAGACAATTCTTTGATAGTAAATATGGTGGTTTAAATTGGAATAGTGGTTCATTACACCCAAACCAAGAAGTAACTACTTTGGTTGATGGTAGAATTTTAAGTTGTTCATTTGGACCAAGTTCTTCAGCAGCTGACCTTGAAGGTGAGTTAGATACATACTACTCAAAGATTCCATCAGCAGGCGCATTAAATGTAAATAACAATAAAATTCGTATTGAATCATCAAGTTTGGCTGGTGTATTATCACCTGACAAATCACAAGAAAATAGTCAGTATGATTACGCTCCACTTGATTCAAACTTGATTGGTGTTTACTTTTCAACTACGGATACTGTAAATTACGACATTTATAATTCCGAAGGTTATTTTGAAATTGATGATTGGGTTGGTGATACTGATGAAAGATACAATGAGTCATATCCACTTTTAAGATATAGGTCTCAAAACTACTTTGCTAAATACACAACCAAGACCGCATTAAATCTTATTTTAAGTTTATTGGCTAGATATGATTCATCTATTTTTAGTCAAATCAAACAAGTTCTTCCTGCTCGTGTAAATTATATGAGTGGTATCTTAATTGAACCACACATCCTTGAACGAAACAAATACAAAAGAAATCGTGGTATTACACGAGATTTCCATCAGTATGTTGGGACTATACCTCTTTATGTTGAATCAAACATTACCGCAAGTAGAAATGACTATGGGTTTAGTAGTGGGTCTGGTATTGTAAATGATGGAGCTATTGATTTATACAATTATTTACCATCTACATATCAGTATCAAATTGCAACTCTGTCATCAAGTATTTCATGTTCAATATCAAATGTAGATACACAAGTGAGTATGTCTTTTGTAACGAACCTCACCGCTAGTGACCAAGTATTAAGTATTGATTCTTCAATCTTAAACAATGCCGCTGATTTTGAATTTTATAATGGTAAAGCTTTTTGGGTTTATGAAATTGCTGATAATCCTGTATTTAATAACATTTCATTGGCACAGCAATCAGCATATGCGTTATTAGAAGTAGGAACTCCAATTTCAAATGGTTCTTTACAAATAACATTGGATTCCGATTGGGAAGCAGTAAACAACATTTCCGGTGTTAATCTTAAATTGGTTACTAATACATCATCACTTGACCCTTGGGATACATTTACATCATCAAGTTCAGTACAAACTTGTCAACAATTACCATCAACGTATGTTAATAGAACAAACGGATATTGGGAATACTCACCAACCGGAAGTCAAGCTGTAAACGCTAGAACCACAAGTCAAGCGTTCATCGTTAATAGATTCTTTTCAACGGCTGGTTCCGCAAGTAGAAATGAGGCGTTCTCATCATCACTTTCGCCAGCGGATGTGCAGGACTATCGTGGATTATCAATTGAAAATCTATACTTTAATGGATGTAGAATTACTTCGGATTCTTTAACTACGGATTCAACGGATACGCCAGATGGTGGTCCTGTAATTGAAGTAAATGTGGTTGATTCAAATACATTGGTTCTATCAACCAAAACTGCGTTAGATGGTGATTTAAGAATAGGCTCAGCTGAACCAATTCAAACTATGGTTCCAACCGAATTAATTTCTTTACAAAATTACGAAGAATCCATTTCTCAAACATCAACTCAAAAAAGAAATGATATTGACACGGAACAAGCTGTATTGAATGCACCATTTATTTATACAATTCCATCAAGACCTTTGTATAGAGATGCTGTTTCTACACAACAACAAGTGGCAGGAAATGTGACAATTCAAACAAATTTTATACAACCACGAAATGGTTAAGTTTAATTTAATAAAAAAATGATATTTATATACATAAAATAAGGAAACACTATGGGATATTTAGATAATTCATCGGTAACTGTTGATGCGATTTTGACCAAAAAGGGAAGAGAACTTCTTGCACAAGGTCGTGATAAGTTTCAAATCACACAATTTGCATTAGCAGATGATGAGGTTGATTACAACCTTTGGAATCCAGCACACTCATTGGGCTCTGATTACTATGGCGCAATTATTGAAAATATGCCGGTATTAGAAGCCCTAACTGATGAAAACTACACTATGAAGTTTAAATTGTTGACTCTTCCAAAATCAACCATAAAACTTCCAATTATCGTTCCTTCAGTAACCACTCTTTCTTTAGAAGAGTCCGGCATTACTTCTACTATCAACATCACAACCAAAAATGGTGGAAACTCATTATTAGGATACACCGCAGTGTTGTTAAATTCAGACGCAGCAAATATTGTTGGTAATCCTGGTGTTCCTGGTGGAACTTCTCCAAGTGTTAATACAACATCATACATCTCTAATAAGAGTGTTACGGTGGTTGGTAAAGACGCATTCACAATCACAACAAAAGTTCTTCCATCCGCTACCGCAATTACAACTCGTATTATCTTTATTGGTAATGAGACCGGCGGTAGAACCGAAGTAACTTTAACCGTAAACCCATTCACAGGTAGAGTGTTAAACACACGGACTGTTGCAGGACTATAATAATATAAAAGGACAAAAATATGCCAGATTCTCCAATTTTTTCTTTCAATAATCCAGCCGGTGGTGGCTCATCCGGCACTCCTGCTGGTGGGTCAAGCACTACACCATCGCCATCGGGTAATACCCCACCCCCAAGCACTTTAACCGCTCAACAACTTTTGGCGTTTGACATTAGTGAAAATAGAACTCCTATTGTTCCTGCTGGCGCATACAATGTTGGTAATGGAAAAGTTTACACAGCATTCACTACGGATGATGTAGTTGAAGGTGGTAATCAAAGAATTACTCGTGGTTTGTGGAGTGGTAATGTTGGTGAATTAACCACGTTCTTCACTTCATCATTTCAGTCTGCTACTCAAAAACAATACTACTACGAAATTTATAATGGTAATCCAACCCTTTCAACTTCGCAAGCACAATTTTCGGTTGCATATGGACATAGGTTAGGTAGTGGTTCATTAAGTACGGGTCCTGATTTTGACGCACCATCTAAAGCAATTTATGGTCAGTATCAACAAACACTTTTACCATCAACCCAAACTCAATTTACATTTGGAACTGCAAACTCAAATGATATCTACGCTATTACAATTAATAGAGCAAGATTAAAAGATAAGTTAGATAGAGGTAACTGGGAATTGGTATTATCGGGTTCTGGTAAACTTCTTCGTTTAATTGATGATAGTGGTGATGTAAATCAAAATTCATCTAATGATGCAGAATCATACAATGTTGTATCAGGTTCTCTTGCTAATGGTGTATTCTCTACAACGCAAATCTTTGGAGCTGTATACCCACATAGAGGTGTAATTATCCTAGACCCAGCGGCTCTTGACGCTTCTGCTTCTTTGGGAACTGTTAGAACAAATAGTAATGCTCAGAATCATAATAAATTATTCCTTGCAATTAGTGGTGCTGCTTTTCAAAACGCAAACGATGGATTCCAAGCAAGAAACGAAGAAGAAGTTAAATCTACATTCTTTTTTACAAGGGTTAAAAATGCAGAATATAACTTTTCAAATAACCCATCATATGTAACAGGTTCAGATGGTGACTTGGGTCAATCTACCTTTATTGGTGACCCAAAAACTTACATCACAACTGTTGGATTATATAACAACGATAATGAGTTATTAGCAATTGCTAAACTATCTAAACCAATCTTAAAGTCATTTTCAAACGAGGTCCTTGTTAAGGTTAAACTTGATTTTTAAAGATGTTTGTATTAAATGAGTATTGTATTCAAAAAAATATTCCAAGAGGGTCTACAACGAAGACCCTTTAAGGCTCACAAAAGATATGAAGTAACTAATATAAATTACTCATCATCTTTTGGAATACAAGTATTACGAGCAATCAACCCAAACGATACAAAAGTTGAAATTTCATCTTCGGTCAATGGTAGTATTGCAGTAGACCCAAATACTCACTTTAATACAAACGCTTGGGGTTCAATGACCCAAGTATCACAAGAGGTTCTTTGGAGTTCTCTTAATCAAGTATTTTTCCAAGAGTCAGACAAGACTCTATATGACACCGCTTCGGTGATGTCTATACCTGTAAATAAGTTTGGTGATGGTATCAAGCCAGGTTCGGTGTTTATTTTGGATAATTCACACTATCCATCAGCATCAATAAAATTATACGACCAATCAATGGATGACTCCTATGGTTTATTGATTGCAAATGAATTAACTTCTTCAGTAAAAGTAAATCAATCTGATGTTATATTAAAATTATCATTTGGTAATACTAAAGGAGTGCTTGACTCTTCAAATTTTCAAAACGAAATTATAGTGAGTTGATATGCCAACGTATACGCTTAGAACCAACTATACAAATAATGTAAGTAACTCTTCATTAAGGAGTTCCATTGACCCCTTTTCTTCAATTGTCACCACTAGAGTAGTAAACGGAACACAAACAGGAGCATTTCTATTTAATGTAGCATATCTTCATCCCGATAGTGGTTATGAATTTACTTCCGTTAATGATGTAACATACGAACTTGATGGTAATCCGTATACATTAGGAAGTGGTGTAATTAATGCTTCTTTAAACCCAAGCGGATATATAACTATCCAAACTGTTCAACAAAATCCAGATAACATATATAGTTTGGTGTTAAATGGAGCCGCTACATTATCTGCTCCTGAAGGGGGTGGTGGTGGTGACCCGCCTGAAGATGACGGTGGCGGCGGTTCATCGGGCACTTCAACTACAAGTGGTGTGGGTGGTACTGGCTACGCATACGCATTTAATGGTCAAAGTCAAAACATTCTTGCAAGACATAACTCTAATTTTGATGTTTTTAATAAAAACGATAGTTGGGCTATTTCATTTTGGGCAAGTTTACCACCCACTCAATCTACAATAGGTGATTTTTCTACCGAAAAACTTATTGTATCAAAGCATATCGCAGAACGATACATAAACGAAGATGGAACTATCACTACTCAAAACTCCGAAGTAGGGTCATATCCCTTTAAAGTGGGTGTTTATACTTTATATAGTGATGTAAGTGGTAAAGTTTTCTTTGAAACATCTGACGGAACTTCTACCAACCGTGTAACTTCATCAGCACAATACAACGATGGTTCATATAGACATTTTGCATTTAACAAGACGGGTTCTCTATATGAAATTTGGGTGAATGGCGCAAGAGTAGCAAGTCAGTCAGTTTCATATCCATTTAATATCAATAACCAAAAAGATATTTTAATTGGTAATGATTCATATGGTAATGAGTTTGGATTTAGTGGTTCAATAGATGAATTTCAAATACATAGAGTAGGTCTTACATCAGCCGAAATTGGTTCACTTGCTGACAATAATGTTATTAGTGGTTCATACCTTCAAAAAAATGATGTTGGGTATGTATTCTACAAACAAGGTATGGTTGTGGTAACCGACCCAAGACCGCGATATCAAAATGTTCTTTTGGGTGATGGTAATATTACATATACCACCTCTTCGGGTTATCAAGTTGATTATCGTTCAACAAAAGTTGTAGAAGAAATAGTTGCTCTTTGTGAAATTGGTAAAGAAGAATTTCTTGTTACATCCAATCCATCCGCAAGATATACCCCAAGTGAAAATGAATTTCAATTGGCTGAATTCACAACATCATCTTCATTTTATCCATATGTGACTACACTTGGGTTATACAATGATAGTGGTGATTTATTAGCAACTGCTAAATTAGGTTCTCCGTTAAAGCGTAGGTCTGATGTTGATGTAACCATTCAGGTTAAATTTGATATAGATTAAATAAAAGTTATGGCAAATGGAAATTGGAATCATATCCAAAAGACCAAAGGACATAAGTCTGGTCTTGAAAGTAAAATTAACGAACAATTAAGAATTCAAGGAATTGATGGTGAATACGAAAAACACGAAGTATCATACATCATCCCAGCATCACATCACACTTATAAGCCGGACTTTAAATTACCAAATGGTATTTACATTGAATCTAAAGGGTGGTTCTTGCCTGAAGATAGAAAAAAACACTTACTCATCAAAGAACAACATCCTGAAATGGATTTGAGATTTATCCTTCAATCTCCAAATGGTAAAATTTATAAGGGTTCAAAAACTACTTATGCTCAATGGTGTGATAAACACGGATTCAAGTGGGCTAGTAAACAAATTCCACAAATATGGATTGAAGAAACCCCTAAACAAAATTTCTTTGATTTCTCATAAATATTTCGTATATTAGTGGTATGGAGGAAAGACTATTATCACTTTTAGAATCTATTCTTGGTAAATCCAAGAAAACTTCGGGCGACAATTACTCGTTCTATTCTCCATTTGTAGACCACTACAAGAGAAAATTAGAAATTAATATACGATTAAATTCCAAAGGAGAAAATCCTTGGCATTGTTGGATTTCCGATGAAAAGGGTAGAACAATCAAGTCACTTTTTAAAAAGCTTCGCGTATCCAAACAAACTTGGGATGAATACAACTCAATCTTTAGTAAGGTCAACCGATATGCAAGTGAGTATGAAACTGGCGAAGTTGTAGAGCAAGTAGAACTTCCAAAAGAATTTAAACCACTCTACCAAAAGTCAGACTCCATCAAGTGGAAACACGCTATGAATTACTTGTTAAGTAGGGGGGTTCGTGCTGAAGATATTGTTAAATACAATATTGGATATTGTGAAAGTGGTGAATACGATAATAAAGTTATTATACCATCTTATGATGGGGGTGGTAAGTTAAACTACTTTGTTGGTAGGTCATTTTATGATACAAAGTTTAAACACAAAAATCCAAAGGTTTCCAAAGACATAGTTGGATTTGATTTATTGGTTAATTGGGATACTCCAATTATCCTATGTGAGGGTGCGTTTGACGCTATTTCAATTAGAAGAAACGCTATACCACTTTTCGGTAAATCAATACAACCAAGTCTTGAAAAAAAAATACTTGGAAAATTGGTAAAAAAGTTGTATATTTGTTTAGATTCGGATGCTATAAAAAATTCCATAGGGTTAGCTGAAAAGTTTGTATCGTATGGAATTGAAACGCATTTAGTGGAGTTAAAAGATAAAGACCCATCTGAAATGGGATATGAAAATATAAATAAACTTATTTACAATACACCATCCTTAACACTCCGAAGGTTGGTTGAGTTGAAGATGAACGGCTTATGAGTAAAATTAAAACTCTTAATATTGGTATAGAAAAGATTGGTAAGATTTATCACATCGCTGATGTCCATATTAGAAACCTAAAAAGACATTCCGAGTATCGTGATGTGTTTTCCCAACTTTATGGACAAATTTTGTCTACAATGGCGGAAAATGACATCATTGTGGTTGCTGGGGATATTGTTCACGCAAAAACGGATATGTCACCGGAAGTGGTTGATTTAACACAAGAGTTCTTTACTCGTTTATCAGACCTACTACCAACCATTGTAATTCCGGGTAATCACGATGCTAATCTGAACAACCCATCTCGTATGGACGCTTTACAACCTATTGTAAATGCGTTGAAGCTTGATAATCTATACTACCTGCGTGATACCGGCGTTTGGAAGATTGGTAATTGTTCGTTCTCACATCAATCAGTATTTGATGAATCGCCCGGCTTCCCACCACCAGTTGATATTGAAGGGTGTGACTATAAGATTGCACTATTCCACGGAGCAGTTGATAAAATTGTGACCGAGTTTGGGTTTGTAATTGAAAACAAAAAAGTTCTTGTAGATAATTTCAAGGGATATGATATTGTTCTTCTTGGAGATATTCACAAACCAAACAATGGTGTATTGGGTAATGATTGGATTAAGTATCCAGGTTCTTTAATTATGCAGAACCACGCAGAGTCGGTATTTCCAGAACACGGAATTTTGATATGGGATGTTGATACAAAAAGAAACGAGTTTGTTCAGATTAAAAATCCATATGGGTATGTGACGGTTGATGTTGAGAATGGTAAGATTGTATCTAACTCACCAATTCCACAAAAACCACGAATGAGAATTCGTGTTAAAAATACCAAAGCTGCTGACCTAAACAAATTGATTGCAGAACTAAAAAAGGGTAGACAAATTCAAGAACTGACGGTTCAAAAGGTTATTACTCATAAGAATTCTAACGAAAGCGAAAAGATTATTCTTCAAAATGTGCGTGATGTTGCATATCAAAATAAATTAATTGAAGAATACCTTTCGGACACGGAACACTTGACCGAAGACCAAATGAGTGTTGTAAAGGGAATTAACACGGACCTTAACGCTAAGTTGGGTAGTCACACTATCAAACTGAATTCTACTTGGATTCCAAAAACATTTGAATTTTCAAATATGTTTTCATACGGACCAAACAACATCATTGATTTCAGTAATATGAAAGGCGCATATGGAATCTTTGCACCAAACGCAAGTGGTAAGTCAACCCTATGGGATGCTTTATCGTTTTGTATCTTTGACAAATGTTCACGAACCTCAAAAGCTGAGGATGTGATGAACTATTCTAAAAATTCGTTTGATTGTAAATTTACTTTTGACCTCAATGGCGTTGACTATGTAATTGAACGAGGTGCAAAGAAATCTCCAAAGAGGGGGACTGTAAAGGTAGATACAAACTTTTACAAAATAGAAAATGGTGTCATAGAATCTCTTAATGGAGAACAACGAAGAGACACAAACTTTATTATCCGTGAGTATGTAGGAACTTATGATGACTTCATCCTTACAGCAATGTCCACCCAATCAAACAATACTGGCTTTATTGACAAGTCACAAAAAGAACGAAAGGAACTACTTGCGCAATTTTTGGATATGGATGTATTTGAATCTCTTTACCAAATTGCAAGTGAAGAAATCAAAGAACTATCCGCTCTTCTAAAAGATTACAAGAATCAAGACCTTCCAACCCAATTAGCTGACGCTGAGGACACTTTAACATCTATTACAGGTTCTTTAACCCAATTAGAAGATAAGCGTCTTAAATTGGATTCTCACCGAGATTCAATCAACACAAAGATTGAATTTGAAGTTGGTAGTTTGAAGCCCGTTGATGATGTTGGTGATGTAGAACAATTAGAATCCCATTTAGAATCACTTAACAAACAACGAAAGACGCAAGAGACTGAATGTGGTATAAATTTTTCGGAACTTAAAAGTATAGAAGCCAAACAAGGAGATGCTGAGTCAAAGATATCTAATTTAAACATTGATGACTTAAAAGAAAAAAACGAACAATACAAAACTTACAACAATAAGTTTAATGAAATCGGAGTTCAACTTGATAAGTTAGAATCTCAAATGATTCACGCTAAAAAACATTTGGATGGTATTGGGTCTCTTACCTTTGATGATAATTGTGACCATTGTGTAAGTAATAAAAATACACCATTTGCAAAACAAGCCCAAACCCTTGAAGATGAACTACAAAAGCTTGGTAAGGAATATAGTGATTTGGTGACCAAGCGTATTGATGTAATGACTTTACGAAATCAAAATGATGTGACCAAAGAACTAAAACTTTGGGATGAACTTTCCGAAACTTCTTCTAAATTAGAAAAAGAATGGTTAAAGATTAGTCGTTCATATGAGTCGTGTTTGTCGCTTGTTAAAGATTATGATACCTCTATTAAAAATTTAGAAATTGATATCCAAAAAGCAAAGAACCAACAACAAGCGGTAGAGCATAACAAGTTGGTAAAAGAAAAGATACAATCTTTAAAAGGTAAAAGAACTGAAATTGAAGATTCAATAAAAGAAACTACCAACGAATTAATGCACATCAATTCAGAGATTAAGGTCGCTGAAAAAACCATTGAGAATGTTCACCAATCTTTGGAAAAACTTCGTGGTATGGAAACGAAATATGATGGTTATGAATACTACCTCAAATGTGTAAAGAGGGATGGTATTCCATACAATCTTATTTCAGAGGTTCTTCCAAAATTAGAAATGGAAATTAACAATATTCTTTCACCTATTGTAGATTTTCAAATTCTATTGAATACGGATGGTAAAAATATCAATTCATTTATTGCTTATTCTGATACTGAATACTGGCCATTAGAACTTACAAGTGGTATGGAAAAGTTTATTTCATCTATCGCAATCCGAACCGCTTTGATAAATGTATCTAATTTACCACGACCAAACTTTATTGCAATTGATGAGGGGTTTGGTTCATTAGACACGGACAACTTTAACTCACTCTATTTATTATTTGATTATCTAAAGACGCAGTTTGATTTTATAATCACCATTTCACACATTGACAAAACAAGAGATATGGTAGATTTCATTATTGACATCAATAAAATCAAAGGGTTTTCATCTATAAGATATTTATAAGAAATGGAGTAGTTAATGGGTTTACCGCTCAAAATAAAATCAAAACAAAATCTATCTAAATATAGAGTTTTAGTAGAAGATTCATCAGCAACATCTGATGAGTATTTTTCTATTGTAGAGTTTCCAGAATACTTGGGCGAGGGTAAAAACCTACTTCGTATTAAAACAAACCCAAACATATTTGAGCCCAATACGCAAATTTTTATTGAAGTATTAGACCCAAATGGAACGCCTGTATATTGGGAGATTCCAAATCATAGAGAAAATGATAATTCAAGGTTAATCTCTATTTGGGTGTATGGTGATAGAACTGACCGATATAATAATGGTAAGGGTATTGGTGAGATAATCTTACTTGGAACCTTATCAACTACATCGGATGGTAATCAAGTTCCTACTGATTTCAAAAAGATTCCAAATGTAAGGTGGAGACGCAAAGTTTCATTTGCACCAAATAAACCATCAAATGGTAAAATTGTATTTAAGTCTGATAGTTTACCAAAACTAGCACTGTCTTCAAGTGTTGATACATTTACCAATAAGATAGTATCAAATAATCAATTGGTTAGAGAAATTACAGGTTCA